ACGCGACTCTTTCGTCGCGAATAAAGCGAAACTTAGTCCTGTACGGTCTTGAAATGAACCCGTATGTCCTTTGGAAGGTGACTCCTTGGTCATGGCTTGCCGACTGGTTCTTCGATATAGGACCCTTTATTGAGTCCTTTGTCGCGGCTTCCAGCGATCAAGTCGTGTCCAAGAATCTCTACCTGATGCACCAGAGGAGGCGTCGTATTGTTCTTAGACAGAACATACGCTTCTTTTCTGGTTTGCGCTCTTTTGATTTCCCTAGGGAAATCGTTGTAAAACAGAGAGCGGTGGCAGAAACTCCATTTGGATTCGGTCCGACGTGGAGCGCTTTGTCTCCACGTCAATGGGCGATTTTGGCTGCCCTCGGCGCTAGCCGTCGGCGGCCACTATCTGGTTCTGCGTGAAATTCTGAATCCATTGGGTCGGATCCAGTGGGTTACACACGCAGTTTCACTCCGATAATTCGAGAGGTTAACTACACATGTTTGCAGAACCAATCACTATCACCGTAAACGCCGTTCCGATCGCTTTCACTAAGCGAAGTACCTCTGGTACTTCTGCTGTGTGGGCGTCGGCCGATGGCCTGTGGACCCTTGAGATATCCCATAAGGATATCGGAAAGGACCGTATCAGGTCCGTCGCAAAATTGACGCAGAAGAAAGTCGTTACCAATCCATTGGATTCAACCAATGATTGGGATACGAACGTTACTTACTCCGTCAACGAGAGGCCTTCATTTGGCTTCACGACAACCGAGATGAAGAACCAGTTTTCTGGTTTTAGCACCTGGTTTGTTTTGGCGGCGACACAGGATAAGTTTCTAGCTCAAGAGAGCTAGAGAAGGGAGACCATTCTTATGTCTTTTAAGAAAGATCTTCTTAGTCGGTTGAGGAATACCGCTCTTACGTTCCTCGATGGTGAATTAATCACTGTCGTCGAACATATACAGCGTCCTCGACTTTCTAAGGCTCAAAAGGAAGAAGCGAATGATATTCTGACACGAGCTGAAATTAATGCTCGTGAGCGTCGGCGTAGAAACACCGATGCCATCGCTAGAAGTAAACGCGCTGCAGAAGAGATTCGTGCTGGTGCAACACCAGCAGATTCCGATTGAAACCTCCAGGGGCACTTACCCCTAACCCTGTGGGTTGATATGTGATGCCGGGTAAATGCACACGGTAGCAAGCATGCGTAGCTTAATTACCACCTCTTAGTGATGGAGGGGTAATGGAAGATAACGTAAGTAACTACCTCGAGTTGATGAACATGATCTACATTGACTCGTGTTCATTGTGCATCGCTGATGTCTCTTCTTTACCGGACTTGGATGTTATCCGAGCCCGAGTCAAAAAGGAAGGGTTGTCATTTTTAACGATAACCCTGCCCAAATTTGCTAGTGACTTTGAACAAGCACTTGCAAGTGGGCATATAGGCAAAGAACATTTCCGAGCTTTTCGGAAATATCGAGCAATCCCTCATTTTCTTAAGGGTATGCTCTGCCTTCTTTTTGACTATGAGACTGGAAGACTTCATGACGAAGTTCGTATTGCATCGGTCGATATTCCATCTGTCGTTCAGGCTGTGCGTCAAATATGCATGGCCTTTAAGAAGATTGAACTCCCCTGTGCTCCCAAAAGGAACACCGAGGCGATCGAGAACTTCGTTTCTGTTGAGGCTACCTTTCACTCATTTTCGTTATCCGAGGATGACATATCCCATTTTAGGAATGTGTCATTTATGCTTTGGTCCAGTATTCTCCAGGGTTTAACCTGTGAGTCTTTTGTTCCTAAGCATGGTCCCGGAGCCACCGCTGACAAAATTTCTGGTAACCAGAAATATGTTTGGCGGAGTTGGCATGATAGGCTTGAGCAATACTTTCCGATCATTGGAAATGGGTATTCTATATCCGTTGACAGTGAGCGGTTGCTCAAAAACGTGGCCTTCATGTCTCCCGAACAGGAGCATCCCTCTCGGGTTGCACTTGTTCCGAAAACCTTGAAAGGACCCAGAATCATTGCTTTAGAGCCCCATTGTATGCAATATGTACAACAGGGGATTCAAGCTGTCCTCACGGACCGCATTGAATCTAATTGGAGGACTCGTGGAAAAATCAATTTCCGCGATCAGTCCATCAATCAAAGCCATGCTCTGATGAGTTCGAGGGATGGTCTACTAGCAACGGTAGATCTTTCTGATGCTAGTGACAGGGTCCCCCTGTCGTTAGTTAAGATTATGCTTGAATCTAACCCCGAGTTCCTCGAGGCTGTTCTCGCATGTCGCTCAACTCGCGCACTACTTCCTGATGGGAGAGTAATCTCCCTCTCGAAGTTTGCGTCTATGGGTAGCGCCTTGTGTTTCCCAGTGGAGTCGATGTACTTCTACACAGTTGTCGTAGCGACTTTACTGCAAGAGGCACACCTTCCAGTGACTCGACGTAACATTATGAAAGTGTCGCGTCGAGTCCGAGTGTATGGGGACGATATACTTATCCCCACCACTCATGCGATCGCGGTTCTTGATGGTCTACAAAAGTACAATTGTAAGATCAACCACAGTAAGACCTTCTATTCTGGAAAGTTTAGAGAGTCTTGTGGAGTTGACGCGTATGATGGTACCGAGGTAACACCGACGTACGTTCGTACTCGTTTTCCTAAGAACCGGCAGCAAGCAAAGGAACTGATCTCTTGGTGTTCTATGGCCAATCAATTTTATTTGAAAGGATTCTGGAACACTGCCACATACTGTTTTAAGGTTGTGGAGAGGCACTTGGGATCACTCCCTTATGTCTCATCTGAATCACCTTTGCTTGGCCGTCAGTCGTTTTTGGGCTACCGTTCCATCGGAAGATGGAATAGTAGATACCACCGTTTTGAAGTAAAAGGGTGGGTACCAACCCCAGTTTATCGCACTGATGAACTGGACGACTACGGTGCGTTGATGAAAACTTTCCAACGCCCGCAGGAGCGTTCAATTCTCCCGCTGGTCACGGATCGCGATCATTTAATGCGATCTGCGCTTCACGGCGTAGCTGCTTTAAAACGTCGTTGGGTCCCC